CAGGATTGAGCGCACGGCCACGATTCCTGCACCGTCCAGTCGCAGGGTCTTGCCTTCCTTGTTGCGCCTGCCTGCCATGGCCAACGCGGTGATGGCGTCCATGAGCAGGCCGCTGTCGTCCTGGCAGACCTTCATGTCGACCACCAGCGTCTCGACCAAATTCACGGCGTCAGAACAGAGACGCCAATCATTCGGAGTTGGCTGATCGCCTTGCTCGAGCTGGTGCAGGGCTTCGTACATCTTGGTGAGCTGGTGCACCCGCCAAGCCTCGGGCAAAGGCTCGGTCGGACTGGCAGCCATCTCGTCCAGCAAGGTGTACCGCTTCGGCCGTTGCTGGCGCTTTGGTTTCTTCACACGAACCTCGACAGGTCTGGTGCTTTCCAGCCCTCTGGCTTTCCGATCTTCGTTGCGCCTTCCACAAACACCGGCTTGCCATTGACCAGCTTGGCGTCGTTGCTGGCCAGTACGGCCATGTCTGCGCCTTGTTTGTCAAAGCCTGCCAGGTAAGCCACACCGTTGCCGGTGACCTCGCTGTCGCACAGGGCATCCAGCGCCTCGATGCGGTCGCTCTTGTTGATGCCAGCCATGACCATGCCCTTCTTCAGCCCGTTGGCAACCCGCAGCAAGTCGGCCACGCTGCGCTCGAGGCTTTCAGCATCATCGGCAGAATCGAAGTCCACGCACAGCAGGAACTCCAGAAACTCCTCGATGTGGCACCCGATCTGCACCGACAGCGCGGCAGGCCCAGGAGCCTTTCCGCAGGCCTTCAGCCAGGCCGCTGTGCGCTCGAAATTGCTGGCTTGGGCTTCTGCCATCAGGCGCTTGTTTCTGGCCCTCAAAAGCCGGTTTTCTTGCTCTGCTTCGGCCAGTGCAATGTCCAGCTCGCGTTCGTCTTCGGTCATGGCTTGTACTCCAGGATGCTGAATGTCTTTTCAACTCGGTCAAGGAACACAGCCATCGCTGGCCGTGAACCGCAGGAAAGTGCCCGGCACGCGGCCAGGTGGATGGATGAAGGCCGCAGGACGGCCATCAGGACATAGCGCTTGTCCATCAGTACCTCCAGATGGTCACATCGACCACCCAAAGGCACAGACAGAACTGGCCATGGTGCACACCGACGACAAACAGCGGCCAGCGGTGCGTGAACCACTCCACGTCGAACTGCCAGCCTCGCTTCATGCTTTCACCTTCTCAAGGCCTTGTTTCAGAAAGTGCAGCACCTGCGCAGACATGCTGCGGGTGTTGCGCTCGGCCTCTGCCTTGAGCTTGGCCATGATGTCGTCGGGCAAGCGGACGGTCACGTATTGGCGTTTGTTTCCGGTGGTCATGCTGAATCCTCTGTTGCTGGTGCTGTTTGGCGCAGGGCGTGCACCACAGCGCGGAAGATGAAGTCCTTGGCCTGCTGCTCGCGTGGCAGCATGTCAAACGGAACGATGCAGTGATGCGTTTTTGCTTCTGGGTCTTTGGTCGGCCCGTACACCCAGCCCTCTGCGACCTTCTGAGCCATCCAGCTCTCGTGGCTTGCTTCTGGCCCAACGTTGTTCTTGGTGTGCAACTTGACGCCAAGCATGGCGCTGTCTTTCTGCCACTGCGGTGCGTCTTCCCATGCTGGCTGGCTCATGTCGCCAAGCGACTCACAATAAGCCCGGTTCACCTCGTGGCATACGCGTGCGATTTGTTCGTTGTTCATGCTGCCTCCTGCGCTTCTTCAAACATGTCAACCGTGGCACCAGCGCCAGCCAGCTCGACCGGGATGCCGCTGGTCAGCAGGCTCACCAGATCGTCCTGGCCAGCCACCTCGATGTCGAATCGGGTCTGGGCAGCGTGCCGGATGGCCTGGGCCTGGTTGCCTGCGCGAATCAGGCGGTGCTTTTTGGTCTCCACATCGGTGACCAGGTAAATGCGTGTGCTCATAGTTGCTCCTTTTTAATTAAAACGGTATATCCAGATCGTTGTCCATGTCGTCAAACCCAGAACCATGGGGTTTGGATTGTTGCGCACTTTGCGGCTTTTGTGTTGGTTTGTGGTCTGAATTGTCAGAGACAAATTCCAGATCGGCCAGGCGTGCCACCATCTTGGTATTCGTGGTGCCGTCGCCTTTGGTGTAGGTCTGAAGGTGTACGTCCTCCAGATACGCCACGATCTGCTTGCCCTTAAGCAGGTAAGGTGCCATGCCGTCGGCACGCTGTCCCCAGAGGGAGGCGTCAACCCACTGCGTCGGGCGCTTGCCATCGTCGCCTTTCTTGCCGAACGTAAACGCCAGCGAGACGTTGGCCACAGCCGTGCCGCTTGGTGTAAATCGCACCTCGGCGTCTTTGCCGATGCGTGCCAGTCCTTGTGCTTTCATGCTTGCTCCTTCAGTTTGTAAACCCGAACGACCCGAGCGTGGGCCGATGGGTGGGTTGCTTGACAGTATCCAATCGGCTCGAAGGCGTCACCCCTCAGAACCGCACCCCAGGTGTTGTGGTGAAAGTCGTCTGGCAGGTCGATCAGCTGCCGAACGTCGTTGATGGTCACCTTGCCGGATTGCTTGGCAATCCAGATGGCCATGTCGCGTGCCTTGGCGATCCAGTCCTCTCGGCCAATAGATACGGCAGCGATCCCAGCGTCTCGAAGGTCGCGGCCTTTCATGCTGCATCCTTGTAAGACTGGATGAACTCGACCTCGCGTTCAATGTCGTCCAAGAACTTGACCACCTCTGTCTCCAGCTCCTTGATGGCCTTCTCGTCACGCATCACCCTGCGAATGATGAGCTGGGCATTTTCTGGAAAGTCTGGGTTGTAGGACACGAAGTCGCACCACTCGCGCTCGGCCACCCAGAGCTGGCCTTGCACCTGCCAGCGGTAAGCAGTTGGGCACTTGCCTGGCTCAAGCCGCAAGTACTCCAGGTGGGTCTTTGGCATCGGGCACTTGTATTCAGTCATCCCGTCCTTGCCAACCAGGCCGTCAGGGCTGACACCGACCTGCAGCGTGTCGTGCATGCAGAAGCCGATCTCGGTGACAAACTGGCCTGTGTGGGCCTCGTATGCCGACCGTGCGAAAGGCTCGCGCTCAGTGCCCTGCTCCATTGCAAAGGTGGTCTTGAACTCTTCACGCACCCCTGTGATTCGCTCCAAGGCCAAGGCGGTCAGGTAAGTGGCGCGGGTTGCCCCGCCTCCCTTGGCCATGATGTCGCTGAACTTGGAGCCGGATGGCACACCGACGCGTGCCTGCTTCCATTCCTCCGTGCCTTGATCTGCGGTGATGACTCTCATGCCGCCTCCTGCTCGTCTGCGGTCTTGGCGGCTTTCTTGAGGGCTGGCCCTTGGGCTTGCCAGAACGCTGCCTTGTGTGCCGACTTTGGCAAAGCCTGGAACGCTGATACCAGCGTCTCGTTGCCCTGCAGCGCGGCTTCGCGCATTGCCGGAAGTGTCTCGGCCTCGTACTCTGGATAACCGTCCAGCTGCTTGGGTGTTTTCTTGCTGGTGGCCTGACCGTCGTCATCCTCTGGGGCAATACCGCAGGCAGCCATCAGGCTGTAGCGGCGTGCGTAGGTCAAGGCGCTGCCGTATCCCTGGGCGTCATGCTTGACGGCTGGGACGTGGAATTTTCCAGCCGAGTATGTTTCACCGGACTCGTGGATGAAGATCGTTTCCACCAGGACGCCAGATTCGCACTCGTGCGTCTGTTGCATCAAGGCGATGCCATTGTTGTTGAGGCCATCGATCACAGCCTCAATGCAGTCGCCAAGGTCAGCATACTTGGCTTTGAGGTGTGGATTGGTTTTGGTCTTGAGTGCTGGGCCAAAGGCTTTCTGGGCCTTGACCAATGCGGCGGCGATCTCTTTCATGCTGTTGTCTCCTGGTTCAAAGTCTGGGTGATTGCGTTGATCAGTTCCTGGGCCTGCGCTGGCGTCAGGTCTATGCGGCAGCTTCCGCCTCGGATGTGCACGCCAAGCGAGATGTGCTCCTCGTTTTGGCTGACGATGGCGGCATTGCCGTCCACCGTTTTTATGTAAAAGTCGTCTTGCATCGTGTTTGCCTTTCGTGGGTGGTTGTTGGTGAAACGAATCATACACCATAAAAACAAAATTTTATAGCCACTTGGAAAAATAATTTTACAGGCGCTGTGATTTTCTGTTATAGTCCAGCACCATGAACAAAGACGATCAGTATTACGAGCAGGTCTATGCCTTCGCGCACAAGCAGGCTGGCAGCTACACCAAGCTGGCCAAAGCCCTGGGCGTGCCCAACGGCCCGGCTGTCCAGGCCTGGGCGCGGAATGGCGTGGCCCACAAGTGGCGGCCAGTGCTGGAAAAGAAGTTCGGCGCGGCCTTTCGAAAGTCCTTGAGCGACTTGTCTGCTTGAGGTAAAGTGAATGTTGAACACGGCTAGGGTAGCTCCCGAAAAGACGATTCTTCACCGTCCTGCCGATGTTTCTTGAGTGAAGTGAACCGATGAAGTAAGGTTAAAAATGCACTACTACCAGTTCAATATTGGCGACTACAAAAGCCACACAGAACACCTCTCAGACCTTGAAGACCTGGCCTACCGGCGAATGCTGGACTGGTACTACCTTCACGAAACCCCTTTGCCTTTGGAAACCAGCGAGATAGCACGCCAGATCAGGATGCGAACGCATACCGATTGCATTGCGGTTGTTTTGCAGGAGTTCTTCATTCGCACTGAAACCGGATGGGCAAACCACCGGGCAGACCAAGAGATTGCCAAGGCTGGCGAAAAGTCCAGCAAGGCCAGCGAGAGCGCCAAGGCTCGGTGGAGCAAGCAGAAAGATGCGAACGCAATGCGAACGCATAGCGAAAGCAATGCTACACAAGACACAAGACACAATACACAAGACACAGAACACAAAAAGAAAGCAACTGTCGTTGCATCGCCTCACGGCGTCTCTGATTCTGTTTGGCATGACTTTGTAAAACACCGCAAGGCAAAGAAGGCCCAGGTCACGCAGACCGTCATTGATGGCATTCAGCGTGAGGCAGACAAAGCAGGCTGGCCACTTGAAGCAGCCCTTCGGGAGTGCATCACTCGCAACTGGCAGTCGTTCAAAGCTGACTGGGTGAAAGACACCAGCCTCAGCAAGACTGGACAAACGAATCAATCCGTGATTTCAGGTTTGACCCGTGGCCTTATAGGAGGTGGCAACAATGTCAAATTACTCGGAAACTGATTTTTGTAAGCCAGAAGAAGGCTTGGATTACATCTTCGGGCGAATGATGGCCATCTTCGGTGCAACTTTCTCCAGGCATTTTGATGGCATTGACGCAGGCCTTGTTCGTCAAGAGTGGCAAAAGCAGCTCGGGTCTTTCCTGACCTACAGGCCGAGCATGGACTTTGCCATTGAAAAGCTGGACGGGGAGTTTGTTCCCAGCGCGATCAAGTTCAGGAACCTTTGCAATGCAGGCCCGGAAATTCCAAGAAAACCAGTCGTGGCCATTGAAAAGCAACTGACCCAAAAAGAGAAAGACGAGATTGAGCGAAACAAAAAAATCGCATTGGCAAAGCTGGCAGAACTGCGCAGGCAATACAAGGGCGAGGCATGACATGCAAACAATGCGAATCATCGAAACAACGGCCGCACAGTGGGGCGTATTCGTTCAAATGCGTGGAGTGCTGCTCAAGGCTGGTTCTGAGCACAAGACCCGACAAGAGGCAGGCAGCGGTCATGCTGGCGGCCATCGAGCGCTTTCCAGGCAACCCTGGCCGGGAGCGCATCTTGGAGTCCGTGCGCCAGGCATTGATGAAACACCACTCAGCATCGACGAGTGCTGGATCGCAGTCCTAGAAGGATTGACATGAACAAGATTGAATTTGGTGATTGCCGCGACACAATGCGGCGTTGGGCGGCTGACGGCGTGCGCGTGCAGACCTGCGTTACCAGCCCACCGTATTTCGGCCTGCGCGACTATGGGCACGAAGGGCAGATCGGCCTGGAGCAGACGCCAGATGAATACATCGCTGCAATGGTCGAGGTGTTCCGGTGCGTGCGCGATGTGCTGGCCGACGATGGGACGCTATGGCTGAACATCGGGGACAGCTATGCCACCGGCACGAAGGCAGACCGCCAGCAATCAAAGAACCCTGGCGTGGGCGCGAACCGACCCGAGGCGCAAAACAGCGTCGGGCGCATCGGCAACCCACCGGGCTGCAAGACTAAAGACCTGATCGGCATTCCGTGGATGCTGGCTTTCGCCCTTCGCGCCGATGGCTGGTATTTGCGCCAGGACATCATCTGGCACAAGCCCAACCCAATGCCTGAATCGGTGCGCGATCGCTGCACCAAGGCGCATGAGTACATTTTCATGCTGTCTAAGTCGGAGCGATACTTTTTTGACAGCGAGGCCATCAAAGAGCCGGTGGCAGAGGCGTCAATCAAGCGAATGCAGAGCGGTAAACCGCCGCGCATGGGAGGCGACAAGTACGGGGATGACGAAAGCCGTTTCAGCGCAACCAAGAGCGGCAACGAATACGCACTTACAGAAACCCGCAACCGCCGCAGCGTCTGGGCAGTCGCAACCCGCCCCTACAAAGGCGCTCATTTCGCCACGTTCCCGCCTGCGCTGATTGAGCCGTGCATCTTGGCTGGCAGCAGACCCGGCGACATCGTTCTAGACCCGTTCATGGGCAGTGGCACCACTGCCGCCGTGGCGCTGCAACACGGACGCCAGTACCTGGGCTGCGAGCTGAACCCGGAATACGGTTTGCTGCAGCAAGAGCGCATTCTGGATGCGACTCCAAAACTAGATTTGTTTTCGGAGGCGACATGACCAACCGCATCAAGATCACCCTGTTCGAGCCAGTCCAGGCCCACAAAGTCCTGACGCAGCAGATATGGCCACTGATCAAGGCATCCTTGATGGCTGGCCACAAGATGGTCGTCGAGGTCAGGAAGGAGACTCGCAGCTTGGCTCAGAATGCCCTGCTATGGGCTACCCTGACCGACATCAGCAAGCAGGTGGACTGGTATGGCCGCAAGCTCACGCCAGAGGACTGGAAGCACGTTTTTACAGCCAGCCTGACCAAGCAGGAAGTCGTGCCAGGCATCGATGGCGGCTTTGTGGTGCTTGGCAAGTCCACCAGCCAGATGACCAAGGCCGAGATGTCAGAGCTTCAGGAGCTGATGCAGGCATTCGGCACACAGCAGGGCGTCAAGTTCACGGCACCTGAATTCATCGACCCGGAGACTGGAGAGATCGCATGACGACAACATTTGTGCGCTCAATCATGAAGTCGGTCATCTCGGCAGGCTTCGACCCGACCGAAATGCAGTGGTTTGACATCTCCAGCGCAGACTTGTCCACAGGCATCAAGATCGACAACCTGGCCACGCACCGTCCACCGTTCGAGAAAAACCTGGTGCTCTGGGCTGGCAAGTCTGGAAACCACGAACGCTACGAAATGATGATGCTGGCGTCTGGTGGCGACCCGGAAGAAGGCATCGTGCTCGACCTGAGCAAGGGACAGCCTGGCAAATACACCACCTTCCCGCCAATGGTTTACCTGATCGAGGATGGCCAGATCAAGTACGGCCCGGTGGACGAAGGCGATGACCTGCCGCGAGACGTGGCCGAAATCATGCTAGCCACCATGTCCAAGTGGCTGGAAAGCATGGACACCGGATGCGAAAGCTACCGGCCAGAGGTCAAGCAGACATTCACCAACCGGCGCAAGATCGCTGAAGGCAAGCTACCGACCTACGACTGGCACACGGTCATCATCCAGCCTGCCAAGCCGCGGTCGGAAAACCAAGGTGGGACGCACGCCTCACCGCGGCTGCACGACCGTCGCGGCCACATTCGCAGGCTGAAAAGCGGCAAGAATGTCTGGGTGAGGCCGCACAAGGTTGGCGACGCCAGCAAGGGCTACGTTTTCCACGACTACCAAGTGATGGCGAAATGACCACAATCGCAGAACGCAAACACATGAGCCGGGTTGCCGAACTTGGCTGCGCGGTATGCCACCGCCTCGGCTACGGCCCGACACCGGCAGAGCTGCACCACCCAAGGCACGGCACCGGCATGGGCCAGCGTGCCAAGCATATGGACGTCATCCCGCTGTGCCCAGAACACCACCGAGGCAATACCGGCGTGCATGGCCTGGGCACCAAGGGCTTTGCCAAGCACTACGGATTCAACGAGGCCGATCTGCTGGCCGACACACTGGAGAGACTGAAATGACCGATGTCAAAGCAACCCTGGCCGAGCGCGGAGCACGGTATGGCCAATTCAAAGACCATGCACGCATCTCTCAAGAGATCAAGCGCGTGATGAAAAAGACCGACGGGTGGAACAACCTCGGTGCAACTGGACGTGAAGCGCTGGAAATGATCGCCCACAAGATCGCACGCGTTTTGAACGGCGACCCGACGTACATCGACAACTGGGTGGACATTGCAGGGTATGCCACTCTGGTTGCCGAGCGCCTGGAAGAGGCCAAGCAGGACGACGCATGATCATCAAGCTGCCCTGGCCACCCACTGGCCTCAGCCCGAATGCCAGAAACCACTGGGCAAAGCTGGCCAAGCTGAAAAAAGCCTACCGCGAGTCTTGTTTTTGGCAGGCCATGGAGCAAGGCGCACGCCCGATGCAGGCCTCAAAACTGCACCTGACGCTCACGTTTTACCCGCCAACCCGACGCGCCTACGACTTGGACAATGCCCTGGCACGCATCAAAGCTGGCCTCGATGGCTTGGCCGACGTGCTCAAGGTGGACGACAAGCACTGGACGCTGACAATCCAAAAGGGCGAGACCGTCGGCAGCTTCGTCCAAGTCGAAATCACCAACCCGGAGAAACCATGAAAGCCATCATCATCCTCACCATCGCCCTGGCCGCCACCTTTGCCCATGCAAACACCGTCACCCGTTGCGTCAAGAACTGGGACGGCAGCGTTACCTGCACCACCACCC